CTGCGTCATACTTACTATTTAATGTCTCACGGGCCTGATGAGAACAACACAGGAGCGCCAGGAGTTTACCACCCAGATAGTTGAAACCGAATGGTTGAGTCGGGACAATAATGAATCCCATGATCGCATGACGATTGAATCGTGTCAGTTCGGGAACACTACCCAACCACTCATTGCGAGGTTTACTATTAATAGTAGGAGAACCAAATCTACAGAATCCTAAGATCTTATTTGTGTTCATCTCTTTGACAATCCACTTCAAGGACTTACCAGGAATGGAGTCTTCAATAGCGTGAGATGTAGTAACTTGCAATCTCTCGCTAAAGTATTCGTTACTAAAACCACCCTTGACACCTGCAGGATACACTCGGATATCCATGTCTTCGGGGTGCATATCAAATGCGTCAAACATATCATCCTCTGGACCCATACCCAGAATAGATGTTTGCATTTGACTCATTCTGTCAAGTTTCACATTACGCAGATATTCATCGATACGTCCCATGTTAGAGAAGTAATCGATGAATTTGTCAGCTGCATAAATTGCATCATCAAGTTCTAATTGCATATCAAACAATCAATTTCTTACTCTCAGGAGTAATCAACTTACTCCCAAACATTTCATTATACTTCTTTCCGACATTTTCTTCAACTTCTGCGACGTAAACTACATGTCGCATATCCATTGTAATCTCGGGGTTCTCTTTACTGATGACAGTTGCCCAAGGAGCGAATCCTACATTCTGAGCACTAGGAAGAACTACAAGACCATTCTTCACAGTGATAGTATTTTCATCCTGTGAAACTAGTTCTGCAATAATCTCTTCGCCAGTAACGATACGAATCAGTTTTACATTAATCATCTTTCTTGTACCTCAACTCGAACGGAATCGTTTTTAATAATATCTACAATGTTTACATATGCCCATGCAGTAAAAACCTGAGGGACAATGAATGCAACCATTGCGACAATCCAGAACCAATAATAATAGTTCTCTTTAGTCTGTGTCCTTTTCTTTTTCTTCATTTGAACTCACACTCCACCATAATCTCAGTCAACGCTGCGAGAAGGTTTATCTCCTGATCCGCCACAAATGCCACTTGATACTGATACTTAGCAATAACAAGCACAGCAGCAGGAATACTATTCGGAACCAAGGAATCATAACAAGCATCGTAAATACGACGCAGAAGTACAGTAGGATCATTGTCCAGGTTGTTGACACACCATTTACGTACTTCGGAAAAATTCTTTTCCTTGAGGTATTTAACCAACGTGTTAGTGTTGACATCAGAAAACTCCGTCAAAATTGCAGAATCAATCTTCCCACTTGCAGAGTATCTTTGACACTCATTCAACACCCGACGCCAGTCTGGGAAGTGTTTGTTAATAAGTTCTACCAGGACCTTGTTATCATATTCAACACCTTCTGTATCCAGGATTTGTTGGATGCGTCCGAAGAACTTTGCAGCGATGGCTGGTTTTTGTTTACCAGTGATGGAAAAATCAACACAGGCGCATCGACTGTGGAGGGGTTCGATGATCTTGTTTTTGTAGTTACAGGTGAAGATGAATCGACAGTTGTTATAAAACGCCTCAATATTTGCCCGTAGGAGGAGTTGTACATCGTGGGTTGTGTTGTCAGCCTCGTCAATAATGATGACTTTGTGCTTTGCGTCAGATGCAGATAGTGAGACGGTCGAAGCGAAATTCTTGGCCTGATTCCGTACCGTGTCCAGGAATCGTCCCTCATCGGATCCATTGATGACATAATAGTCTACTCCAAGTTCATGACAAAGAGCCTTTGCAACCGTGGTCTTACCAATACCAGGAGGACCAGAAAGGAGAAGGTTGGGGATCTCTTTCTTATTTAGAAACTCCTGAAACATCTGTTTAGCAGAGTCAGGGAGAATACAATCTTCAATGGTTTGAGGACGATACTTCTCAACCCAAAGAAAGTCAGTTTTGTTCATAATAAATTAAACCCAGTCAGGTTTTCGTTGTGGCATTCGCAGGTAATTATCCTTTACCCAAGGTTTGGATGAAATATACATCTTATACTTCGTGTATATATCAACAGTTTCATCATACTTGAACTCATCAGGCCCTGCAAATATGAAAGGCGTAGGTTCTCCACCGCGACCTTGCGAATCTACACAAGGAAGGATTTCATTTGCAGCCTGAAGAGTATTGAAACAGGTATGTGGTTTACCATACCTCAGTGAGTATTCATTGCACAGAGCAAACCCATGAGCAAGTAACCATCTCCAGTTACTTACAAAAGAGTTTGCCCAGATAGTGCATGGATGATTACGAAAGGCACCCTTCTCAGTGGCATAGGGAGTACCATCTGCCTTGGGAAGAGTGCCAAATCCGTGACCCCATTTGTCAGAGCATACAATAGCAAGCATCTGACAAGTCTCCAGTGGCATCTTGACAATATGTTTGTCAGGAAGAACCTTGGCCGACTTCAAGGGATCGGGGTCAGTAACAAAGATGTTCATAATGAAAGTTGAATAATCTTGGATGCATCAATCACCGCAAAGAATGTTTGAAGTCCAACGACATCCCAAGTTTTGATTGAGATGGCAAATGGAAGCATGAAGCACCCACCGATCAATCTGAATGTACAACCTATTCTAACATCCAGATAGAGAAGAAGGAAGTAACCGATCAAAAGACTGGCACTTCCTATAATACGCAATCTATTTGCGTTCATTCATCATAGGTAGAATCTGGTTCCAATGCAATGTAATACACAAGATTCTTATCTTCAGAAACAAATCGAGAAAGTAGTTTGCTGGAGATAGTCACGTTGTAAGAACCAGGAAGGATCTTGATGTTCTCAACCTTGAAGTTGAGACAGAAAGATGCAGTAGTTTCGCCAACCACGACGGCATAGTCATTAGAAGTATCGTTCTTCTTATCACGAACAACGATCTTAACCACACCGTTCTCACCGATTACGGAAAGATCGGGAACACCATAAACTGCAGCAGCCTTCAAGAGTTTGTCCAACTGTTGAGTATTCAGTTCAAAACTCACATCCTCAGAGGGCAGAGTAATGGACTTGTCTGGAGGAGTAACGATGACTGCAGGATCTGCAAAGAAATACTTGGAACGAGTCTTACCTTCTCGGATAGAAACATAACTTTCATTCTTGAAATCCAACTGGGGATCCTGATACAGCGACATTGCGTTCAAGAACTCATTCAGATTGTAGATACCGAAGTCGCGTTCAAACTCTTCGTCAACGTTGACTTCTGCAAGAATATTTTTCATCACACTGATAGTGCGAATAGTCTTGCCTTGTTTGAAAAGGATAGATTGATTGATACCCGCAAAGTTCTTCAGAAGGTTGAGGGTTTTGTCGGAGAGTTGCATATTAGTTGTCATTGATTGTAGGTTTCGGTGATAGAGTTCTTGTCGTTGAAGTGCATCAGGAGGACTGCATAGTGGAGAATCTTCATGATATCTCGACGTGCAGTGCCTTTCTTATCGTATCGAGATGCATACTTCAGGATGTTACTACGACAGAAAGATTCACCATCACCACAAGCTTCAATCAGATCCAGAGTTTGAATCTTGTCGTCACCAGCAGAATAGTGAGCATTATATGTACCAGAAATATATTCTTTCAACTCTTGGAGGATTCGATCCTCACTGTATTTGTATCGATTGGGGTCGTTGTTCATAGTCAAATCAATGGAATAGTCATCCTCTTGTTCAAAAGTAATGTAATCAGTTCCAGCACCACCGAAGATACCATCCATATCAACAGGTTGTGCAGCACCAATCACAGTGTCTTCAGAGAAAACACTACCAGTGAAGGTAATGGTGTCATCGGACATACCACCTAACGTAGTCATTGCAGTGTTCATAATGTAACCTCAGTAATTGTATCAAGAAAAGGGAACGTCGTCAACATTCTCAGACGGCATCTGGAAGTCAACATCAACTTTGTCATACAGTTCCATGAAGGACTGTTTGGTTTCATCATCAAAACGATTCAGACAAACCTGCATCGCTTTGGCTTTGTCATTAAAGATTGAGTATGCCTTGACAATGTGAACAAGACGACGGGTACTGATCACCTCTTCGATGCCACCATCATAGAAGGTTTTACGAATAATGTCTGCCCAGTCAGCAAGACGCTTGCAGAACTCAGAATCATCACAAATCTTGTTCAGAATCTTGGTTTCAGTAGTGACAGTAGGGTATTCCTGTTCAAAAGTGACAGGGAAACGCTCTAGGAACGCTTCGTTGAGCACGTTAGTTCCAATGAATCGTCCGTCGTCACTACCTTTAC